GGCTCTTCTGGTGCAGACTGAGGCGCTGTGCCATCAATCAGGGCGTCCATCTCGGCGCCTGCTGCAGCCTGCTCCTCAGAGACAGGCGGTGCGAGGGAGTCAGACATTGGACGACTCCTTGTTTAGTACTGCTGCGATATCCTTGTCCTTCAGCAGACGGTATTCCTTGCCGTCCAGCCCCTCGACTATGACACCTGCCGCCTTGGTCATAATGACCGTATCGCCAATCTGTGGCCTGCGCGTGCCCTCAGGCCAAACCTCATAGCTGAACGCCAGCGGCGAAACGGCCATGAGTTTGCCTCGAATGGCAAATGCTTGTTTTCGATCCAGTGTGGAGGCAGCAAGCAGGACGCCGCCCCTCGATGACTCCTCGACCTTTTCAGGCTCGACGAGGACGTTGTATTCAGTCGGGTTTATCCCGCTCGTGCTGGCCATGTAATAGCTCCTCTATCATGGTTCTGGATTCAGTATCCGCCGCCCCGAGCCTCGACAGGTGGTGGAGTGTCCTCGACTGGCTGCGGGCGGCCAAAAGGTCCGGGCTGGACGGGTCCGGGTTGTCCTGCGCCCATAGGCGCGCCGCCCATCTGTCCCGGATTTGGTGGCTGCGGACCGCCCATCCCCTGAACATTTGCTGGGCCATAGGGAGCTGGAGGAAGTCCGCCCATTCCTCCCATTCCCGGTCCGTTAGCTTGTGGTCCGCCATTGAATATTCCCATCATGTTCATCAGGCTCATTTTCATCGCTGCCGCGTTGATGGTCGCCTCCTGAGCTTTCACGTTGCCCTCGATAAATTTGAGACGTGCAGCCATCATGTCATCCGACGCGCTGGCTTCGTTCTGCATGATTTCAGCCATCGCCGCCCGGAGCTGGACCTTCATCTGCTCCTGCTGCATCGCCTGTGCGTTCGGGTCAGGTTTCGGCATCAGGCTCTCGATGTCATCGATCGACGCCGCCTCAAGCACCCGGCGAAGGATTTCCTTCTGGTCCAGCATTGGGTTGCCAGAACCGACCTGCATCAGGAACTGCGCCCTTGCCAGCTTCTGTGCGCTCGTTGTCATGCTCGGGTCCGCGACCGGAACAACGTCATGGTTCTGGATGGCGTAGTCCGATTTAGGATCAGGTGGCGGCGGAGGCATTCCCGTCATCGGGTCTGGTTCCTGGTCCTCGTCGAGCACGTCCTGATAATCTCCTGCCTCGACATAGGCGCCGTTCAGCTTTGCAATCAGTCTGAGCTCCTGCGTCAGCGAACGGTACATGCGCTTGTAGATCGAGGAGAATACTTTCATGCCCTCTTCGAGCATCGCAAGCACTGTCGTGGCCGGTGTGTTCGCCGGGGCGGTGCCATCCATGATGTCCTGGTCACTGGACAGGTCACGGCTGGCCTCGATCATCAGCTGCAGCAGATTGAACATGGCGGGGCTTGGCTGGGCCGTAGGGCGCGGGATAAACACCTTGCGCAGATCGTCAGAGTCCATATTGACGAATTTCCATTCGCCGCGCGTAAACTCTATATTGCCACCGTCCGCGTTATAACTGCGACCGACAAACCCGCCACCCGCGTTCTGGTCTGTCGCCGCATCAATCAATTGGTTCAGGATCGTGTTGATGACCTCTGAATGCTCAAGCAACAACTGGCCGAAGCCGATGCCGTAGAATTTGCCTTCGGGATCTGGCAGGAACTCGTATTTGATGAACTCGACGTGCCGACGAACGCGCAGAACCCGGCCATATGGGTTGTCCTGATCCGGATTGCCACGGGTCACACCATCAGGCCAGAACCCGGCTTTCATACTGAGAAGTTGCTCACTCTGCTTGTGCATGACGACGATGTACGGCTCAGCATATCCATCGCCATCAAGATCATAGCGACAATGGCACTCGAGCATATCCTGTTCACCAGCCTTTTCGGCTTGCTCAGGCTCGTCCATGCCAAGATCAACGTCACGATACTCTCCGCTGACCTGCTTTTCCTTAATCTGGTGAATAAATAGCGGAAATTCTTTGGCGAAATGCGGGACGGTCTCCAGGTTTTTGGCGCCCTGAGTCACCACCAGCGCTTTGCCACTAAGCAGCGTTGTGAGCGGACGCGAGTATTCTGCATCCCAGATGACCTGTCTGAACATCGTGCCCTGCAAAGGCAGCGTATGGCACAGCCTGTCAGTCTCAATGTCCCATTCAGGCATGTCCAGCAGGAGCTGGTAGTTCATGTGCGCCACGATCCGGTCACCGCGTTTGCGTTTTTGGCCGTCAGGGTCCTTGCCAACGCTGGCCGATTTCACAACATTAGTACCGCTCACAATCGCAGGATAAGCGCGCGCTCCAAATTTGAGAGCAGCGCGCATGATCAGCGGGTATTTGACGTTTGAGGCATCAGCCCATGGAAACGATTTCTGGCTGCGCTCGGTTTTGACCATCGCCATGATGCGGTCAAAAGCGTCCTCCCAATCCTTGCGCTCTTCCTTGTCGCGCCGGTACATCTCAAGGCACGTCTGGCCGATCTGTGCCAGCTTGTCTGAACTCAGCGGGCTATTCTCGATGGTCGCAAGGTCGATACCACGAGCTGCAATCATCTCGATAATGAGAGGCTGCTCCTTTTGCTCCATGGCCTCACCATCAGACCCGTATTCAGGGTCCGTTTCGCCGTACTCGTCGGCAGGCTCTTCGAGGAGGAGCTCGTCTTCCATTTAGTATCCCGTCGTCGTACTGCGTGTGCTCGCTTTGCGGCGATGCCTAAGCTCTTCTTCCTGTGCCATCATCGCTTTGGGAGCGACTGGCAGGGCAAATGTCAGCGCCAGCCCGTCACCATCATCGGGCGAGGCGAGGCCCCGCTTTTTCATGTCTGCTTTTTTCTCAAGGACGATCTCGCCGTGCACGTTGTAGCCGTATTCACGACCAGTGAGCGCATCCTCGATACATTGCTCGTCCGGTATTGCGCCTCGGGTCAGCCATGTTCCCATGCCGTCCCACATTGCAGCGCCCTTGTTTGAGCATGAGCGGCCTTCGTATCCGCCACCAGACAAAGCCTTGCCGCCGAAATGGACCTCGTAGAGCATGCAACCAGGTGGCAGTTGAAGCTGCTCAAGCCTGTCAACCACGCCAGCGCCTATCCCAGTGCCGTCAACGAATATTGCATCTGCCCGGTATTTCCACGCTTCGGCATGAACCTCAGAGGCTAACGTCATCGTGTCGATGCCCCGGAACCGCCTCCACGGTCTCGATCTGGCATCGCGGCCCTGCCGTGGGACAATCACCGATTCATCATCACCGTAGCGGGCAACATCAACGCCAAGCACCACTGCCTCATTCTGCAGGGCCGTTACTTCGCGTTTCCTCGCCGCTTCGACAACATCAGTTGCGATCAGCTGCATAGAACCTGCGCGCGGGAATGTGCCTTTGACACGGACACGCACAAAATCGCTATCGTCGCCGTAGTCCTCAATCCATTTGTCGATCTGTTCTTTGTTCGTGACTTTGACCGTTCGGCTATCGACCTGACGTGTCTGCCAGCGGTGCTTTTGGCTGCCGAAACACTGTTTGAACCGGCCTGTGTTTCGGGTTGGGTTGCCTCGGACCAGCCACAGTATCTCAGTGTCGCTGTCAGTCATCGCGCCTTCAGTGACTTCCCAGATCACGTCCGGAATGGCTGAGGCCTCATCGTAAAGGCAGAGGATGCGCTTGCCCTCATTGTGCAGCCCGGCAAATGCCTCAGTGTTGTTTTCGCTCCACGGGATAGCGTCAATTCGCCATTCCTTCTGAAGCGCAGGATCAACCGAAAATATCGCCGTTGCCGTGAACTTGAACAAATGCCGACCAATGAACAGGCGGTGCCACTTGGCCAGCTCTGCCCATGTTTTCGTCCGCAACTGGTTTTCGGTGTTTGCAGTTACAACACCGCGCGTCATTTCGAACGTGGATAGCGCCCACAGGATAATCCAACTTGCATCGGCCGATTTGCCAATCCCGTGCCCAGATGCAATCGCCTCCTGGATCGGCATATGTGGATTTGAACGCAGGCGCTCGCCTATTTCGATCAGATGCTCTTTTT